GAGGGCCTTCCCCACCCCGTCATTTACCTATGTGTTACAAATTAAAAGCTATGACCCGTTTTTACACACTACAAACCGTCATCAATTATCAACTCGCTGTCATGATTGCGCTTGGTGCCGCCGCGTCCTACGTTTTCGCGCGCGCAGACGCGCTCGAGTGGGCGATTTGCTTTGCCTTATTGTCAAGGGTTTGCATTAAGGTTTGGAAATGAGCGACAGTCTTGCCGAGGGAGTTGCCGCCGAGATCGCCCGCCGCCACAAGGACAGCGGGGCGAATCCTCGCAAGGTTTCGGGTTGGGTCAAAGAAGGAATGCCGACCGATTCAGTCGAGACGGCAGAGGGCTGGATGAGATCAAAGAAGCGCGGCAACTTCGGGAAGGTGGCAACCAAGGAAGCCAAGGAAGAATCCAGCGCGCTTGACGACATTCTCAAGGAGGCAACCATGGCCAGCCCCGGCGTCTTGGGTGAATACGCACGCGCAAGGGCGGTGTCGGTGAAGTGTTACAAGGCCATCATGGCCACGGACGAGCCGTCGGCCACGTTGGTTGGCGCTCACACCAAGGCGCAAGAGGCTGTCATCATTGCCAAGGATGCCGTTGCCGACTACCTCATCCAATGCCGCCGCCTGATTCCCCAGGAGGACATCATGGCGGCATTGCAGGCGCAAGACGGAGTATCCATGGGGCTGCTGGCTTCGTTCCCTTACACGCTCGCCCCTCTGTTGGTTGGCCAGACCTCCGAGGTCATCACGGCGGAGTTAATCAACTGGCGAGACGGCACCTACCTCGCCAAGCGTCTGGAGTCTGAGCCGTTTGCCGAGACCAAAGAAAAGAGCTACATCGACGACGTTCTGTCGGACGCGGAAGCGGAGAAGGAGGAGGGCGGAGAAGAATGACCGCACGCCAACTTCCCGCCGCGCTGGTTTCCTTTTGGCGCAAACTAATTTCCCCGCCGTCGAAGGAAACCGTTTGCGAGTGGGCGGCGTGGGCAATCCAGATCAAGACCGGATCGGCGGAGCTTGGCCCGTTCTCCGTTCGCCGCCGTCCGCAACAACGGGAGCCGCTGGAGAGGCACCGAGACCCCAAGTGCCGGATTCTGACCCTGTGCTGGGGCAGTCAACAGGGCAAGACGATGGTCATCTTCATTGGACGATTCTTTCGCAATCGGGTGTTTGGGTATTCGTGTCTCATCGTTCTGCCGTCCGTCAACTTCGCCCGCCGGATGGGGCGGACCTACCTTCTGCCGCTGTTGAGAAACAGTCCGGCAATGCAACAGATTATCCCGCCGATTCGACACAGCATCACGTCGCAGATTCAGACCTTCACCAGCTGCTTCAACATCATCACCGGGTCAAACAGCCCGACCGAACTGTCAGGCCAGCCTGTGCCGGACACCCTAGGCGATGAGACAGACAAATACTTTGACGCGGAACGGTCCGGCAACGTGAAGGACGCGGCGAAATCGGAAGCCAACGCGACCAAGTTGATTCCCCAACGGACGAAAACCTTCTCTTATTCGCTGAATGTCTGGACCTCGACCCCCTCAAAACCGCAAGGATTCATCTGGAAAAGCCTCCATGAAGGAGACGTAAGAAAGTGGAACTTCTGGTGTCCCGGTTGCGGCAAGCCTCACCCGCTGACACACGGGCAAATGCGTCACCCCGAGGACGCCAAAAAGACGAACGGCAAGTGGGATTTTGACCGGGTGGAACTGGAGAGTTGGCACGAATGCCCGCACGGATGCGGCTATAAGTTCCGGGAGCCGGACAAGCATCGGGCTTATGCGGCGGATTGGGAGGCGTCTAAGGCGTTCAAGGATCGGTCTTGGGAGTTTTCCGCGGTCGAAGACTTTGAGTCCGAACTTGCCCGACGCGGGCCGGAAGAGATGCGGAAAATCTACCCGTGCTTTTGGTTGCCGACCAACCCCGACGCCAAGCGAAATCATAACTCATACCAGTCCCCAAGTTGGAACAGTCCCGACAGCAAATGCACCATCGGAGCCTGCCGGGTTCAATACTTGGAAGCCGTGGCCAGCGGGGAGATGCAGGCAATCCAAGACTACTTCAACCAAACTGCGGCGGAAGCGTTCGACGTGGTGTTGTTTGGCGTATCGGCAATCACCGACCTGCCGAAAGGCTCGTATGAACTGGGCGACAAATGGGCGGAAGCGGCTATCCACGGCATTACCAAGACCGAGGTCCGCCTTGCCGGGGTTGACCGGCAGCAAGCAAGCTTTTGGGTGGTGGTTCGCACGCTCGCGGAAGACGGATCGACGCGCCTGTTTTGGGCCGGAGAGGTCACGACGTTTGATGAGGTGGACGTGAAATGCAAAGAGCTAGGCGTTCAAACGATTCTTTGCGATGCGTCCTACAAAATGAAGGAGACGCTGGACGAATGCGACCGGCGCGGATGGATACCGATGCGCGGCGAAGATAAACAGAATTACCCTGTGCTTGAGAAGCCGTCCAAAGGCTGGCCACAGGGTCGGGTGGTGAACCATATTTACCGTTGGGCCACGTTCACCAGCGCCAGCGGGAAGAAAGTCACAACCCTATGCTGGGCAAAACAAGGCGGATGGGATCAATTGGCGGCGATGATTGCCAACAAAACGGGCGTGAGTTGGACGATTTGCCAGACTCCGCCTGAGTTCTACGTGAAACAAGTGACAGCCAAAAGCTACATGGTCATCAAAGGCCGGTTGCAGTGGGCATTGAGGGACCATAAAGCGGCGGACCACTGCGGGGACTGTGAGGCGGAAATCGCCGTTTGGCAGGTTGCGGCGGACCTGTTGCCGGGGGAAGTTGTTGTTTCCGACGAACCTGATGCTTGACTTATTGCAAAACACTTGCAATAAAACCGGGAAATGGACCCGGTAAAAACTCTCTGCTACGGCATCTTTTGCAAGGTTGGCGCTTCCGTTGCCGCCGCCCTGGTAGAAGTCCGACGCATCGCTTTGGGTGAATATAAGATCGCGTATTCAAGCAGCGGCAAGAGCGTTGCCAGCGGTTCAATTAACGGGGAATCCGTCTCGTTTGCCGTGCCGGGAGTTGCCGACCCCGCCGCCCTGTTGAGCCTATGCCGCTCAACTGAAATCTCAATCAAAGACCTGACCGATGCGCAGTTTGAAGCGTTTGTTTATGAAGAGGTTACGTCCGGCATTCGCCCCAACTTTGGTTCCGTGACACCCTGACTGCCGCCGCCATGTTCCTCAAGATTTTCCCCACCCTCAAATCCTCCTTCCCTTACGTTTCTTGGGGCGGATCAACGTCTTTCACTGAGGGCGCGCAAACGAACGAAAACCGCAACAAGTCGGGAGCCGTCGAGCCGCGTTCCGTGATAGAGGAAATCTCGTCCTACTCGCGATGGGAGGCGGTGAAGTTCTGCCGCTTCATCGAGAACAACCAAAGCGCCACCGCTGGCATTATTTCAGACATGGTAGATTACTCCGTCCGAACCGGACTCATCCCGGTGTTTCGTGGTGGGGACAAGGCTTGGCGCGCCAACGTCACACGGCAGTTCAAGGAGTTTTGCAAGGCACCGACCGCCGCCGGAACGAATGACCTCACTGCCGAGTTGAAGGTCATCGCCCGCGCCGCCTTCCGTGATGGGGAGGTTTTCCCCATGTTCACCGAGCGGGCAGACGGAACGCCCTGCCTCCAAACGCTCGAAACTCATGTTTTTAAGAACAACTACGGCAAAGTTTCTGAGGGATTTATTGACGGCGTTCGCTACAATGAGGCCGGGGAACCGCTTGAGTATCAGACGTTTACGGGTGAAAATCGCCCGGCGTCCGCCATTCTTCACGTTTGCGAGCCAGTTCGTGCCGGTCAACTGCGTGTTGGCCCCGGATGGACCTCATCCATTAACAGCCTTTTCGACGTTTCGGAGCTGAACGCGCTGGCAAAAATCGGCTACAAGCTGCAACTGACCACGCCGGTTCTTTATGAAGATGCGGGACCGGCTCAAAGCGCCAAAAACGCAACCCTTGGAATCCAGACTGCACCGACTGCCGATAACCCTGGCGGTCAACGGTTTGAGAAGGTGACAGGCGTCACAATGCAACGTGTTCCGATTGGTTCCAAGATCACGAACATGAGGCCGGAATACCCCGGCCAGTATTTCATCCCGTTCAAGGAAAACTTTATCAGGGAATTCTGTGCATCGATGCGCTGGCCTTACGATTTTGTTTTCCTTGGATCAACACAAGGCACCCAACAGCGGACCATCATCGAAAAGGCTAAGGTCCGCATCGAAATGATTCAAGACGGCATCCTGTGGCCGGTCCTTCAACGCCTGATGCTGCACTGGATGAGCTACCAGATCACATCAGGCAAACTTGAGGCCGTTGAAAACTGGTGGGACGTAGGTTTTCGCCGCCCGCGTGACCTGTCCATTGACCTCGGACGCGACACCAAGGCCATTTTGGAAGAGGTTCGGACAATGAACATGAGCATTGACGAGTATTTTGCTCTCTATGGTCAGACCCCGGAAGAAGAATTTCAGAAGGGGGCGGACAGCTTGGGCATTACTTTTGACCAATACCGCCGATTGTGGATTTTGCAAAACCTTGGAAGTGAGGCACTTGCGATGCTTGACGGAACGCAAGCGGCGCTTCCTGCCAACGCCGATACCCCCCCCCATTTAGCGCAGAAGTGAAAGACGCGACCCTGCCAGAGATCGTGACGCTAAACGGGGCGCAGGTAACCTCCCTTGCCGACATCCTTGCCCAGGTTGCGGCCGGAACACTTCCGTTCGAGACCGGCAAGGCGATGGTCAAGACAGCCTTCCCGACCGTCACAGATCAGCAGATTGATGAGATGTTCGGTCCGCTCAAAAACTTCTCCCCAACGCAAGCGCCAAAAGAAAGTGCAAAAGATTTGCAAGAAACCGCTTGACCTTAACGCAAAACTTTTGCAATAACACGACCATGAAGGAGACATATCGCGCCAACTTCGCCTCGCCCGGCTTTGACGGGAAAGCGCCTGCCTCCATTCTGTTTTTCCCCGCTGGCAAGTCGAACATCTCCGCTTCCAAGGGAGGCAAGCCGGTCCAACTGGAAGTCAATGTGGATAAGGAAGTTGCGGACCTTCTGCAAAGCGAACTTGCCGCCGCCATCGCCGCTGCCGAGACCGGCACCGCTTCCCGCCCTTTTGTTGATTTTGCCCACGAAGGAAAGACCGCCGCCGCCCTCCCCACCGCGTTCCGCTGGGAAGAAGGCAAGGGTGTGATGCTTGACCTTGAATGGACCGCCTCAGGTAAGGCCGCAGTCGAGGGCAAAGACTTCTCCTACTTCTCCCCCGAGTGGTTCCAAAAAGACGGCAAGGTCACCGGCCTTAATCTCCCCGGCACCATCGGCGGATTGGTCAACACCCCCGCTTTTCAAAACATCGGCAAGATTGCTGCCGCCCTTACACAAAATCCAACCATGGACGAACTACTCAAACTCTTCAAAGACCTTGGCATTGTTGCCGAGGACGTAACCGAAATTACTCCCGAGATTGTCGCCGTTGTCCGCGACAAACTGACGCCTAAACCGGAAGTGGAAGTCGAGATGGAAGCCATGCGCGCCGCTCGCGTTCAAGCCGACTCCGACCTCGTTACCGCGCAAGCCTCCATTGTTTCGCTGACGAAGCAAATTGAAGCCAACGCAGAGACCCACGCCGCCGCCCTCAAAGCCGTCGAATCTTCCGTCAACGTGAAAGTGGCCGAGATCGTCAAGGCCGCTGGCGTAAAGACTCCGATTGCCGGTTCTACCATTTCCAAGCCCGAACAAAAGATCGTCAATCGCGCCGCGTTCGACGCCATGAGTCAACGCGACCGTGACGACTTCTTTAAGGCAGGCGGAAAAATCACATCTTAACAACCAACCAACCTAAACAACTAACAACTCACTCACATGGGCGCTCTAACACTCACATCTCTTACCGAACTCATCTACGTTGCACGCGACCAGGTTGCACAGGAGCCCGCTGGGTTCCTCCGAAACGTGATGAACAACTCCGAGGCTGCTGCCGTTTCCATCAACGGAACCGTGACCTCCATCCGCACGTCCGAGCCTACGCTCAATACGTCCGTCACGCCTTCAATGACTCCCCCCGAAGGCGACGACCAAACAATCGCCGCCGAAACGCTCACTCTTGACAAAGTGGCTAGCGTTCAAATTCCGCTTACCGGCGAGAACCGCCGCAAGCTAGAAAACATCGGCCAATACGGCACCGCTTGGACCTCCATGATCGCCCAGGCTATGCGAAAGATTCGCAATCAGATCGAGTCTGACGTTGGTGTTGCGCTGAAGAATGGTTCCAGCCGTGCCACCGGCACCGCCGGAACTACTCCGTTCGCCTCCAACATGAACATCATTGGCGATGTCCGCCAGATTCTAGTGGACAACGGCACTCCCGACGACGGCGATTGGGCCTTGGTCATGAACACCAGCGCCGGAACCAAACTCCGTCAGCTCGCCAATCTTTACAAGGTAAACGAAGCCGGATCGGAAGCACTCCGCGCCCGTGGCGCTCTCCTCGACATTTTTGGTTTTGGCCTATTCGAGTCCCGTGGTGTTGCCAGCCATACTAAAGGAACTGGCACGAGCTACCAAGTCAATCAGACCGGACTCACTACCGGTTCGACATCCGTCACCCTTGATACTGGTTCCGGCACCATTGTTGCGGGTGACTCCGTGACCTTCGCCTCCGGCACCGGGTCAGGTTACAACTACATCGTCAAGACCGGCATTGCTGCCGCTGGAACCGCAGTTCTCAACTTCCCCGGTCTCCGTGGAAACATTGCGGACAATAACGCACTCACCATTGGTAACGACTACACCGCCAACATCGGATTCCACCGCTCCGCCGTTGAACTTGCCATGCGTCCTTACGATGGAATCGGTGACGGTGCCATTGACCGCATGACTGTTGTAGACCCCGTCACTGGCATGGCCTTCGAAATCGCAATCTACGGCGGTTACAAGAAGTCCATGATCGACATCTCTACGGTCTACGGCGTCAAGGTCTGGAAGCCGGAATACGTCGCCACCATGTTTGGCTAATAGTTCGGCACCGAACCAACATTCAACCCGCTATCCTTCACAGGACGCGGGTTTTTTGGGCAAAAAATGGGACTGAGAGACCTCATCGGCGGCGGTTTGCAATCTGTCAGCGACACGCTGGCAAGGGACTCCATGGCCACCGTCAACGGACGTTCATTCCCGGTTGTAGTCTCCGCCATTGACCGCACAAAAGCCGTTGAGGTTGACGGATTTATGAACCAAGAATCGGCCCCATTCTCCGCCCGCAAAGCCGACTTGACCGGGCACACAGTGGACAGCTTGCAAGGCCAGATTTTGACGTTTGAAGGCCGGTCCTACCGCATCGCCCAAGTCTTCGACAACGGGCTTTCCTTCACACTCCGCTGCACGGCAAAGGACCAAGCGAAATGAGCTTCACCGTTTCAGCCGACACGCGCCTTTTGCAAGCCCGCCTCTTGGACGTTTCCAAGGGTGTCAAGGGCGGACTTCGCAAGGCCATCGGCGACAGCACCGCCCGCATCGGTGTCCAGCTCGCACGCGACACTTTCCCGCTTTCCGAAAAGGGAGCCAAGGCCCGCAAGGAAGCGCAAGTCCGCCGCGTTTATCCGACCCCAGGCCGCGTTTATGAGATTCTGAAAGACTGGGCCGGTGGCGTAAATGGCTACAAAGGCACGGAAGACTTTCAGCGGTTCAAGGTCCGTCTGGCCAAGCTGTTCTTGAACGCTTGCAAAGAAGGCCGGATGGGCGACGCGCTTGCCATTCTGAACGCATTTCCGCCGTTCCGCGCTACCACTGCCAGTTCCGCGAATGAAGCGACCTTTCGCTCGTTTGCAAAGCAACGGACCGGCGCTGGTGACCTCAACAAACAGGGACTCCCCAAGGTGTTTTGGAACTGCATCCTTCTGCCACCGTCTGGCGATTCAAGCCGTAACTCCCTTGTCACCAAGCAAAGCAACAAGTCCGGCTCCATCGCCAACGGTTGGGTTGTCGCATCTCGCTACTTTCGCGCTGGCCGCTCCACCGACTACCTCCCCAAGTTAAAGACCCGCCGTCAAAAGATCGTGACCGGGCGCGGTAGTTGGGAAGGTTCGGCCGAAAAGCCCGTTGCTGTTCTCGCCAACACCTACCGCGCGGCCTTTCGGGTTATGCGCAACGGCGCATTCGACCGGGCCATTGTTTTTGAAACCCGCAACCTCGAAAAACAGCTAGTCAACCAAGCCCGTTTTGCGGCTAGGAAAGCGAGGCTTGGAGCATGAAAACCCTAGCCCGCAAAGTCGAGGAGTTCATTGACGCCGCGTTGGGTGATACTTCCGTGCCGAAGTATTTTACCACGTTTGGAGAGAACGTCAAAGAGCGGCCTTTTATCGGCGTTCAAGCCACCACCGGATGGAACACCCGCTTTCAGTATGAGAACGGGGAAAGAACTGCTGTTTTGACCGTTTCCGTTGAATCCAACGCAGACGATGACACCGCCGCCGAACATGATGCCATTGCCGCAGAAGTTGAGGCCGCTCTTGGAGATAAAAAGACCATCACGGAAGCCGCCGCAACCATCCCCGCTTTCACGCTCACCATTTGGACGCCCGGCGACTCCGGAACTATCACCGAGGACCGTGTGAGAACGACAACTTTTAATTACACCGCCCGCGTTCGGGACGACAACCAAAACAACCCTTAAACCTATGGCCGTCATCACCATCACGCCTGCCAGCGTTCTGCCTCCTACCACGTCAACCACTGCCGTCTTTAACTCCTTTCCGGTTATAGCCGGGGAGACCTTGGTTGCAGGGGACTGGGTCTACAAAAAAACTTCCGATTCGAAGTATTGGAAGGCCGACAACTCTACCGCTGAGAAATCCACCGTTGCCGGAATGTGCGCTTGTGGAGCTGCCGCCGGTCAACGGTTCGTCCTCATTCAGCGGGACTCCGCCCTGCCGATTGGCGACGTGGTAACTCAGGGCCGCGTCTATTCCATTTCCTCAACTCCCGGAAAAATGGTGAACATAGAAGACGTGATTGGAACGGGCGACATTTACCTCGTGCCACTCGCGCAAGCCGTTGTCGCCACTCAACTTTCATTCAACTGCACTACGCCAACCGCTGGCATCGTGAACGACTAAACTTCACCAACTAACCACCTCAACTCATGGCCTCACACACAAACGGAACCGGCGTCCTCAACGGCATTGCCGGTACCTTCACTTACACTCCCCCCGGCGGCGGAAGCGCTGCTGTCATCAACGGCATTATCTCCGCCACTTCGCTCAAAGGCACCCACACCAAGCGCAAAGACATCATGAGCCAAGCCGCTGGCATCACTGTCGGCTCTCGCATGGATGACGAGCAGATCGCCGGAAGCGTGACCGGCTCCTACCTCACAAGCGGCACCACCGTTTACATCAAGCGCGGGGGCATTCTGGTTCTGGCATCCATGCCGAACAGCGACCATAACCGCACGTTTGAGATTATGGACGATGCGCACAACTATGCCAGCGGCGAGGACATCGAGTTCACCGCCGAACTCCGCTGGTGTGAAGGTTTCACCGCCACGGCCAAGTCCTAAGCTCGCCTGTGAATCCCGTTGCCGCCGCCGCCTTTGGGTTTCGCGCCCATTCAATCCTTGGCTACCGCTTGGAACCGCTATCAGCGGCCCACGCGGCGGCCTTGGAAGCGTCCGGCGTCAACGTGTTCACCGACGCCCTCGACCCCCGCGATTTGGTGACGTTCCTCCGCATTTGCTCCCGTCCAATTGACCCAAAAACCATGCGTCCGAAAGGATGGCCAAATGAGGTCAATGGTTGGCGCGAAATCGCCGCCCTTGCATGGCTGGCCATTCGCGGGAATCTTGTTTCGGTGACGAAACAGGTCCAAGCCTACCTTGCCGACAACCTCAGTTCTCCGACTGTCCGCTTGCCGGTTGGAACGGAAGCAAGCCAACCTCAGGGAGACGGCTTTTTTGCCCGCGTAACTATCGCCATGAAAGCCGGAATCCCCGAGTTTCGCGCTTGGTCAATGTCCCTTGGTATGCTGGATTGGGTTCTTGCTCACCACGCACTAAACGAGGGGGCAAGAATCAGGATTGTTGACCCCGTTGCCGAGTCCGCCCGCATCGCCCTGCTTCGCCAACTGGCCGCAAAAAACACCCAACCAAAGACCGCCGCCAATGGCTGATACTGTTGTAAAGTTCGGGGCTGACATCACCGCCCTTCAAGCCGGACTGGCCAAAAGCCGCGCCGCTGTAAGATCATGGGGCGACGGCATCGGGGACACGCTGAAGGGTGGCCTTGCTGGCGTTCTCGGCACCGCCGCCGTAACCACCGCCCTTTCCGGCATCGTGAAGGAGTTTGCGGATGTTTCAGACGCTGCCGACAAGGCCGGGGTTTCGGTCAAGTTTCTCCTATCCATCAAAGACGACGCGCAACAAACCGGGGCGTCTTTGGAGTCCGCCGCCAAGGCCGTCAAAAAGTTCATTCTTGAACTAAATGACCCCGAGGCCGGGGAAAAAATGGGAGGCGTTTTGAAGGCCCTTGGCACGGACGTGGAAACACTCCGCCAACAACAGCCGGAAGAACTTTTTGCCACGCTCGCCAAGGCCATCGGAGGCGTTGACACCCAGGCCGAAAAGCTGGCCATCCTTGGCGTTCTTCTGGGTGACACCGGGGGCAAGTTTGAGTCGCTTCTGCCGCTGCTTGAAAAGGTGGCCGTTGACGGAGTCCGCCCGGTCTCAGAGGAGATGGTGACAGCGACGAAAAACGCCGCCGCCCTTGACGATGAACTCGACCAACTGGCATCCGACGCCAAAACGACGGTGCTGCCTGTCTTCACGAACTTCATCAAGGTTTTGAAGTTAGTTGGTCAGGTGATTCTTGCCGGAATGATTCTCCCGTTTCAGCAACTCTTCAACGTGATGAAGGCAGGCAGTTCCATCATTGAAGCTTTCGGCAACATCCTCATGGGAACGCTCGCCTTTGACGATGAGCGCGTGAAGCGAGGGCTGGACAAGTTGAAGTCTGACCTACTTGGGACGCTTGAAAAAGTAGTGGAAGACGCCAAGGCTCATGCGGATGCAATCGGAGCGGCCTTTGACGACCTAACTTTGACTCGCGGAAACGACCCAGCCGCCGCACCCAAGGCGGTCAACGAAGCGTTGAAGGAGCAAATCAAGTTGCTTGGCGAGGTTGGCGCGGAAGAGGAAAAACTTGCCAAGGCTCATGATGCCGAACTCGACAAGTGGCAAAAGGGACAGGAAGATACAATCAAGGGCTATGAGGCCGAACTCGCTGCCATTGAAGGAGTTACCCAAGAAAAGAAACTGACCGTTTCAGACCTAAACGCCAAGCTTGCCGAACTCTCAAAACTCCAAAGAGGCGGTGGAGTCATCGCCAGTTCTGCTACGCAAATGGGATTTGGAGGCCGCGCCGTCGCCGAGGTCAGTCAGAACAAAGTCGAGCAGCTTATTTCGGAAACGAACAAAAAGATGGACGAACGGAAAGCGGAAGCCGCCGCCGTTCGCAAACTGATGGAAGACATCAAACGAACACTGGAATAACCCATGGCCATTCACTCAAACGGAACGACACCAAGCGGCGCGACTCCCATTGTGGAATCCCGCAACTGGACTTTTTCCACCACCGGCGTTTCGCGTGTCACCGAAGTCTGGCAGGTCAACACCGATTACGTCGCACAAGCCGCGCCCGCATGGCAAACGCCTCACGCGACCATCTCGGGGCTTTACGTTTCGCAGCCAGTGGAGGCGGCGGAGTCAGATTGTAACATCACCCTCATGACGGTGATTTATGAGGGCTACACGGGCGGAATTTCCGGCGTCGACATCTCAACCGTCGCGCCCGTCTACACTTGGAATGGCACGCTTGAGAGTCGGCAGATTCAACTGCACCCAAGATTCAACGCGGCGATTGCTTACGTAAAAAGTTTAGGCAAAGAGCCGGAAGATGAGCTTGGCCGCTTTGTTGGCTTCCCTGTTGGGACAACGTCGGCAGACGGAAAGCAACTCGCTGGAATTACCTCTTATGTAAACGCAAGCGGCACATGGTCAAAAAGTTGGATTCAGTCAAGCCGACCCGTTGCCATGGCTGGCGTCGGCTACGTTGGCACGCCACCGGGCACGCCCCCGACCTTCACGGACGGACGCGAATGGTTGGTCGGTCCCATGACCTACCGGGAGGCCGGGGGCGTTTTCGAGTGCAACCAGATTTGGCTTCTGTCTGAACCGGGTGGATTCTCCGCCTTCTACACGCCTCCCGCCTGACTATGAAGCCGTCGCAAATTGAGATCAAAAAAGGGGCGCTTGTCCCTCAACTCAAAAAGTCAATTGGTTCGTTGGCGAAACTCTTGGGCAAGATGGGAATTGCTAACATCTCCGGCGCTGTCGAGGTGACGCAAACGCCGGACGGACTCGACATCTTTGTCAAGGGGGGCGGTCCATCGCGAGGCCCGGGACGTTGCTACGTTCTGACCGCCTCAAGCCCTACCACGGTTTCCGGGGGCGGGTCGGTTTCGTTTGACGCAATTGAGTATGACATCCCTGTCACTAAGGCAAACTTTGTCATGGGGGTTCTTGAGTCTGGCGCGTTCACGTTTCAGACAACCGGAGTCTTTGAAATCCATTATCACGCGGTCGTTTCAGTCGACATCGGCGGGGCAACTTCCACCACTACCGTGGTCAATACGGTCAAGACGTTCCTTGGGATCGGCGATACCGACGCGACCCGCACGGAAGCAAGATTCAGTGCCAGGCAGAAGGAGAATTTCAAAGACTTCCTCAAAATTCCAGAGGGCGAAACGCTCACACTGACAACCGACCTCGCTGCATTGACGATGGTTTCCGCCGTTGCCGAGACCGCCACAGTGCTTGACGGGGAAGCACAGCCAACGCTCACGTTAATAACTGAATCAGACGCGCTTTCTGGCGCTACATTGGCTTACGGTGGGACGATGGTTATTGATCTTTACGACGGCAGCGGAGACTATTACGCCGAGACATTTGTTGACCCCGATATTCCACCTTATATCGCCTCAACGACAACCGCATCAAACGCCCTGTCGGAAGTGACCGTTGACACCATTGCCACGGCAACGGTTGTCACGTCTGCCGCCATCCTTGACGGTGAGGGCAGGATCGCTGTTTCGCAGGCCGAGGGAACCGACCCTTTCCCGGTTGACTCCGACGCCGTTGGATACCCAGAACAACTGCCAGACCAACTTCCAACCGGAACCATGTTTGGCACCGTATCTGGGTCGGCTATGGTAAAGGTCACCAGAGACGAACTCGGAGACTATTACCTCGAATACAACGGAACGCCGGACCTTCCTCCCACCGTCGCGCTCAAAGGTGGAAGGCATGGCGGAGGAAGCAGGCCGCTGGTTGTCGAAAGTGCAACCATGACCATCACCCGCGTTGCTTAACGCAAACGCCTTGCATTAAGAAAAACAACCCTTAGAACTACCGCAAATGGCCATCTCAACTCCCGTTCTTTACCTCGACACAGGCACGCTTCAAACGGGGGACAGTTCGCCGTTCATCAGCAGCCTGACGGATTCAAGCCCACTGCCATCTTGGACGCGGGTTTCCGGCGCAACTGGGCCGCTTCAAGTGATTCTTTGCACGGTTGCTGATGGGGTTGTTACCCGTGCTGCCCTGGCGACCGGAAACACACTCCATTTCATCGCCAAGGCCGACCCGGCGGACACAGACCTTGCGGTTGAGATTGACTTCACGGTCTCCGGCGATGAAGGCGCGGAAGTTTACGGCGCTGAATCCGCCAACTTTGCGGTCAATCCTGACATCTGGGATAAGCCCCGTATGGACCTTGCGGGGAACTTTGAGGAGCGGGACAGCGGCGGCGATGTTTTGCGAATCTGGAACGCCACACTTTCGCTCATTCGCGGAGTCGGAGACGGCGGGGCACCCTCACCCATCACTTACGTTGCCTACTCGGTTCAATCTCCGACTTCCCCTCAGAAATCCCAAGCCCTGACCAACCTTGGCGGAACTACAGTCGGCAAGGCTGTCTTCTCACTGGCCAACCCGTCCGCCGTGACATGGTTGCGGGTCAATGCCGACAACACCGTCACCGCTCTTTCCGCTGCCGACACTCGCGCGGCTCTAGGAGCCGGGACCGGATCAGGCGACCTGCTCAACTCCGGCACCATCACCCTTGTCAACGCTGGCAAGGTGGCAGTTGTCACCGCCGCAAACACCCTTGGCGCTGGGGTTGATTACACGTCCGCAACCACCGCCTCCACCATCGTTTCCCGCGATTCCGCCGGACAATTCAAGGGCGGAAACACTGACATCGAGGCCCGCGTCGGACCATCGGCGAGCGGGCCGAATGCCTCCTATGCGTTCGGAGTTTTTGACGCCCTCGACTCAATCCTCATGGGTGGTTTCCGGTTTGTTGGCTTCACGGCAAACGACTTGGAGTTAGTCGCTTACAAATCAATCTCCGCTCAGTTCAAGGCTTGGAACTCAGACGGCGCGACCTTCCGCACAGCAAATGGGACTGAGGCCGGAACGTTTGGCGCTGGCAACTCGACAGGGTGGACTTTCCCCGGCGATGCGCTTTGGACGAGCGGGGCCAGTTCGACCTACGTTTCCGGCACGGGCTTGATTCTGAATGACGGGACAAACGACACCATCACGCTCGACACCGCGTCGGGTCTTATCTCCTCGACCTCAAACACCATTTTCCTCAACGGGAAGACCATCACCGCGCCCGCCGCTTCCGGCACGCTGTCCACGTTGGCAGGCACCGAGACGTTGACCAACAAGACTTTGACCAGTCCGACCTTGACCACACCGGCGCTCGGCACGCCTGCAAGCGGCGTCCTCACGAACTGCACGGGGCTACCTATCGCCGGGGGAGGAACTGGTGCAACTGATGCCGCTTCCGCACGCCTTGCCTTGTTTGCCCGTTCCCGCCGCATGGTCAACGTAGCCTTGGCTGATACGGCATGGACCACGGTTACTCTTTCCGGCACCGTGGCGAGCAACCTATACACTTCCGGCGCTCGAGTGATTACCGTTGGCAGCGGAGTTGCAGGAGCCGGACGCGCTCGCCTCTACACCGTGGATGTCATAAACTACTGCCCCGGCACGCGGCAGCAAGTCGATTACAGTCAAGACTTTAGCTTTGACATCGTGGGCGTTCTCAACGCGCCTGCCACTTCGGGTGTGACCCTTTTCTTTACGCCTGCCGCTGAAAATGCACTTCCTGCGACCCTGTTCTCTGCCAAGGGTTTAGGAGTCTCAGCGGTTGGCGACGGGACTAATTTGAAACTCAAGCTGGTGGCTCACAACGGCACGTCGTTGGCCAGTAGCACGGGCTACACTATCACGGCCAGCTCGGATGCCATTGTCCGCATCACTGCTGTCTGGAAAGCGGGCGTTGGCTTTTATTTGTATTTCAACGGCACCCTTGTCGACTCCCTGACTTCCAGCTTGCCAAGCGGTCTAGGCACGTCTGGCCACACCTGCCCTGCTTTGATTGTTGACCATCCCAGCGGCGGCACCGGATGCGCTCTCCGCTTGGCAAGTTTCTCAATCGAGCTTTGACAATTTCCCGCCGTGAACTATCAAAACGAACCCATGCACGCCCTCGGTCATTCGGTTCCGTTCCGCCTTGAAGCGGGCGAAAAACAATCCTCCAAATCATCACCCATGCCCCCGCTTATCGCCGCCATCATTCTTGCCACGGGCGGGGCCACCGACGCCGTTGCCATTGTCGCAACCGGGAGCGGACTTTTGGAGGAAACGGGGTTCTCAATTTATGAACGTTTTGGAGTTTCCGCCCTGTTCTTGGCCGGACTGATTTACTGTGCCAAACGCTTGGAAGCCATTCACAAGGAGCGGATTGACGAGTGGCGTCAAAGGTATGAGGAACAGCGGAAAGACAACGCCGATTTGATCAAACGGGTGAGGGAACTTGAGGACGCCAAGGGGGACAAATGAGCCGCCTTCCTTCACTCAAGCCGGGCTTTCTGTCCCAGCTCTACACCGACCCTGCACCACACCTTGGCCCGCGTTTCGTGACCTTGCGCGACCCGTTGCGATACTTCTCCCGCATCACCGGGCAGGTTCACCACATCCCGCGCGGCCTGCCAACGGACCTTGCCTCGTTTGCCATTGGCGACCTTGAATTGAGAGGGAAGACTGACCGCCCTGCAGTGAAGCATGATGCGGACTATGCGCAAGGTCTTCACCGCAAATGGCTCTGCGACCTCATGTTTTTTGAAGCCTGCCGAAGCGAAGGAATGGGCCGTTTCCGGGCGTTCCTCCGATGGTCCGCTGTTACCTTCGCACCTGCCGCGCATCGGGCTTGGAAGGCTCACAGAAGCGGTCACACACCGGGAGCCAAATTCTACCGGGCGTTGAAAACTGAAACTGATTCGACAACGAACCATCCATGACCTACCCACCGACCTCCCCCAAGCGCGTTGCCGTTGAACTTCTCGGCTCCCTCCTCATCGCTGGCCTTGCGCTGGCGTTTCTTCTGTCGCTGTCCGGTTGCTACGGAGCCGCCATTGACACGCGAGACATCGATGCCGACGAGGTGACAATCACGACCCACACGCCTTGGAGTCAAACCACCGTCACCGCAAAGGGCTGGCGTTCAAGGGTTAAGGCTCAGGAGGAGCAATAACTTTCCCGCCGCGCAAACGGTCCAACTTCCCAGCCCTAGCGCGGCAAACAGGGTGGGGAAAACTAAGGCTTGACTTCGAAAGGAGTTGAGCCTTTTTTATGCGAAGTTCGGCTTGCGAGTTTGAACTGCCTTAGCCTTGGCAAGTGTGTCACCACTTTTAGGGCAAAAACTTAGGCTTGACTCGGCAACGGGTCAGGTCTTTTTTATGCGCAGTTCTTTTGATCGAGAGCAAAAACAGGCCTTGGAAGCGTTGACGCGCGACTTTGGCCTTTTTCTTTATGGTCCGCCCGGATGACTGCGCCACTACCGGGACCAAAGATTCGTGTTAGGGTAAAAGCCCTTGGTAAAATAGTTGCACGAACCGGGCCGCCAATTAGGCCAGTCTCTCAAGGGACTGGCCTTTTTTGCGGCCGAAACTCCAAAAACTCCAACGCCGAGACAAAAGAGAAAAGCGCGCAAACCATTGGAACCACAGCGACTTGCGCGCCGATAAAATAATTTTATTTTATTTTTGACAACGGGGCG